AGCTGACGCTTGAATGCCCACTCGCCCTTTGTATGTGGCAGGAGCTGCATCAGCTTCAGCTTTTTCTCTGCCTTGGCCGGGTCAAACTTGAATCTGAACCCACGCTTGCGGCTGGCAGCCAGGTCATCGAAATGGCGCTGCACCGCTTGGTGAATGTAACGGCAGGCCGGGACCTTTCCACGGAGCAAAGACCGACCCCACGCCATCGCCTTGTCGACGTTGGTGTGCACGGCTTTGGTCATTTATGAGCTCAGTAGTTGGGCGAATTCGTTGGTCGCTTTCTCCTTGTTGCCGCCAATCAGCCGCGTGCGGCTGGACGGGTCCAGGCCCAGGAGCGACCCGAAGGTCACCATCTGGCGCATTGTTTCGTTCGCGGCGGTCAGCGCCGGATTCTTCATTGGGCCGCCGGTGGCGCCCGTCACCACGATGCCGCTTTCGCGAATTGACTCTTGGGCCATTCGCCAGTTGTCGTAGGCGACGCAGAACGCCTCCACGTTGTGGAGATCAGTGATGGCGACGACGTTCTCGCGCAGCAGCTCGGGCACGATCATCTTCCACATCGTGGCCGCACGATCACTCAGCCAGTCCGGCGGATCGATCTCGGTGAACTTGGAAAACTGGGGCTCGGCGGCGTTTATCGCTCGCTTGCCAGGGTTCCCGGCCAGTAATTTCTTGGCCGTCGGCTTGGGTTTGCGACCACGGCCGGCGACCGTGGCGGTGCCTCCCATCGCGCAACTCCTGGATTTTTAATTTCGCGGGTGTGAAAAAACAGTTGAGGGCGCGGTCTAGAAGCACAAAGGCCCAGACTTTTGACCCTCCCCCACCCCACAAACGAGAATTAGTCTCATTTCAAGCCTTTTTCGGGTTTTTCGAGGTTTTTTTGCATTTCAGCGCCTCGCGTTGCCGAATCCGCCGTCCTCGGCCGCTGTCTTGGCTGAGTGGCACGGTCCGCAGAGGCTCTGCCAGTTGGTGCGGTCCCAGAACAGGGTCATGTCGCCCTTGTGCGGCTTGATGTGGTCAACATCGGTCGCCTCTGTCACTCGACCGCGCTTCACGCAGTGCACGCACAGCGGATGTTTGACCAGCCAGCCTGCCCTAGCCTGCTGCCACTTGTAGCCGTAGCCTCGGGCGGTGCTGGTCTCACGCGGCTTCTCTCGAACGTGGCTCTTGAGTAGGTGCGAGTGAGCATCGCAGTACCGAGGGTTCCGGGTCAGCACGTTGCAGCCCTGGGCGTTGCATGGCTTCTGCGGTCTCAACGGCACGGTGTGCCATCCATATAGCGCAACGGCTGCGCGTCCGGATCTTCAGGCTCATCCCCTGCCATTGCCTGAATCAGCAGATCGAGGCGCTCGGCTACCAGTGTCATCGCTTGGGCTTGCGCCTCCTGCGCTGCTGCCGTCCTTTCCAGTAAGGAGATCAAACGCTCGTTCATAGCTGACCCTCATCCACTTCTTCATTCGTTCGCGACGGGCAGCGCATCCGCTACAGGCCATTGCTATTTGCTCTTGCTGCGCTGGATCTGCGCGTCGACCTGATCGGCACAAGTATCCAGCAGATTCACTGCCCGATCCTTCAATGCCCAAAGGTCGCCGTTGAGTGCAACGTCTTCATCGCTTTCGCTGATGCGCTCACAGGGCACCAGCTCAGGGGGTTCGAGCCTTACCGTTGTTGTCTTTACCGGCTGGGGCTGGCTTACCCCGCAGGCCGTCAGGCAAAGGCTGATCAGCCCACTTGCGAACAGCCGGGCTTTTACGCTTGAGGTCTTCAAAGTCTTTCCTCGCCTTCAGGGCTTTCTGCTCACTGGCCTTGAGCCGGTTGCTCAGGTCTGCCTGATATGCAGCATTACGCAGGGCCTCCTGCCGCAGCGTGGTGATCGTCGCCTGGCTTTCTTTGTTTGCGTCGAGAGCGTCGGTCTTTGCCTTCGTCTCGATGGCTACCTCGCCACGCAAAGCGACAACGCGATATTGCTGGATACCAACCAGAAGAGCGCCGACCAGAGCGATTAGGAGTGCCGCTGCGAAAGCCTTCATACCGAATCCGCCTTGCGACCGAGGAACCTGATAATCAGTTCTCGAATCGCTGTCACGCCGATGAAGCCTATGGTGCCGCCAGCGGCGACCGATAGACTGGAAGGCCATGCCATCCACTCAATGACGCTGCTGGCCGACAGGCTCAGCGCGCCGCAGATCAAAGCCTCCAGTACCACGCGCCACTTGTTGGCCTCCTTACCTTCGTAGAGCACGCGCAATAGTGAGATGGTTGCGGCCATAACCGCTCCTTGCCACAGCGGGTCACTGAGTTTCAGTCGAAGCCAGTCCCACGCCTGCATCCAAACGCCAGGATCTTTATCAAACATGGTGACATCCGACTGACTTCCCTTTCCGGGAGCTGGAAACGAAAAAACCCGGCGCGAGGGCCGGGTTTCGTGTGTTCTGTTCGCCGCTGCGTATCACCGCACGCAAGATCGACATGATGGGTGAAATTTACGGCCAAACGGCCACCACGGTCAAGCGGCGTCCAGGAAAATTTGTTCGGCGTCGAATATCTCGGTTGCGTGGATGACTGCCGCCTCTTCCAAGGCTTCCATGCGCTTATGAATACCCGTCCGCCAGTTGCGGCGAGTTCGCTCCGGAGAGCCATCAACGTCCCAAGTGTTCATATCGTAGAACTCGGCAGGCAGAACGATCATATCGGTGGACCGCTTGCTGGTCTGCACACCCTTGAGCCTGGGGATTGCCCACGCTGTGAGGGCCTTGTAAATGAACAGCTGCGGTGCGGGGGACGTCGTACGAGACACCAAGCGGCCGATTGCAGCGACCTTGTTCGCTTTATGCGTCGAGTACTTCGCTACCAGAACGTCCCACTGCGCTGGATCGAGCTGGCGGTGAAGCAGTGCGTAGAGGCAGCAGTCGTAATCGAACTTGTCACGGACTGACAGGGTTGAGCCGGTGCCGCCCTTGTGCAGGTCAGCATCGATCAACTTCTGCCAGGCTTGCTTCGTGCTGTTGTCGATGTTGTCTGCAGCCAGCACCCGGACCAAGGTCCCCATCACGTCTTTATAGATGCCCATCGGTCAATCCCCTGTTCTATTCGTGCCGCCGGCGCCGCGGCGGTTGTTCTGTTCGTACTGTTCATGGGCGCCGCCGATTGGGTGGCGGGCGCGGTTCAACTCGGCAGCCATGTTGCGCAGCTTCAAGCTAAGTTGCTGAACCAGCACCTCCACCGGCAGGGCCAGGCCTGTTTCAGCGCAAACCCAGCCCGAGGCATTGCAGGCTGTGCAGTCCAATTGATGGAAAATGCCGCTGACCACCGTGGCGCCACGGCAGGTCCCGCACACCATCAGCGGCTTGAGCTCCCGCCGTAATGACGGGCCGTGGTTCTTTTTCATCTGCAGGCCTCCATCAGTCGTTCATGAACAGCGCGCAGGTCCAGCCGAGACTTGTTGTCGAAGTACTCCCAGACCTTTATTTCATGCCCGTTGGCGAGATGGATGACCAAGCATTCACCCTGGCTTGCTAACTCCCGGGTGATTCTCATTGCACTGATATCCCCGGGATGGACCGCAATGTGTCGACGCGGATCGACCATGACCATCATTTTGAAACCTCGCCTATGGTTGATTCGCGGGAAGGGTCGCAGCCCTTATTCGACGTGGCTTCCAGAGGATTACCAGAATCTCCGAATCTATCCTCTGTCAACTTATGGATGAGGTTCAGGCCCTTGCTATCTAACAGTGCGTGCCAACGTTCCAGTGCATCGCGCTTGCGGCTCATGACGTCCGACTGGATGTACACCTTCACGTTGTGGCCCATGGCGTGGTTGATCAGCAGCTCGCCGATCAGGTGGTCAATGCCGATGTCTGCCCAGCAGGTTCTGGCCAGCTTGCGCAGGTCGTGGCTCGTCCACTCGCCCTGCCCCAGCCGAGCGAACACGGCACACGCCTTGCCCTCGCCCAGCGCCTTACCGTTGCGTGCCGGGAACAGGTACTGGCCGTCATAGCCGGCGGCCTGCTGGATGTCCCGGTACATGATCAGCAGCGCCCGCACCTGGTCAGTGATCGGCAGGTAATGCTCGACGCCGGTCTTGGTGTGATCGCCGGGGATGAACCACACGCGCTCAGCCAGGCTGATGTGCGCCCAGCGGGTCTGCCGGGTTTCGCCCAGGCGAGTGCCGTGGCAGAGCATCAGCAGCGCCAGCATGGCGTCGGCAGGTGTCTCGGTGAACTCGACATCGAACAGGGCCAGCAGCGCCTGCAGGTCGGTACCGCGCAGCCGGGAGGGCTTGACCCTGACCTTGGCCTTGGAGAAGTCGCTGAACTTGATGTCCTTCATCGGGTTGTCCGCGATCAGGCCCAGCTTGAACGCCTGCCGGAAAGCCAGCGCCAGCAGCTGGAAGACCAGACGCACGTAGTCGATGGAGATGTCTTCCTGCATCGGCCACATCAGCAGCTCATCGAGCGTGGCCTTGTTGATACCCCCCAGCGGCGTCTCACCCAGACGCGGCATCAGGTGGCACTTGATCGCCGATGCGCCGGTCTTCTTGCGCTTGGCCGAGAGGCTGCGGTCGCGCGACATGCGCTCCGCATACCAGCCCAGCAACTCACCGACGGTGACCCACTTCGACAACGTGGAGCTCTCACCGGCTTCCAGGCGAAGGCGGATGTCCGGCAGCGCGGCCAGCACCTTCTTTGCGGTCAGAGCTGGATAGCCGCCAATGCGATTCCAGCGCCGGCCAACAACCAGATACCAGGAACCGTACCGGCGGTTACCGGCGAAACGCAGGTACAGCCCCTTGTTCTCGATGCACCGCACGGTAGACGCGGCGCCCTCGGCTTGGCGCTTGATCTCGGCGTCAGTGATTTTCACCACGGCTGTACTGGTCATGCCGCCACCACTGTCTGAGGAAGTCGGAGATATGCCCGGATCTGCTCCATGGCGTCGAAGTGGCCACGGCAGATGATCGCCAGATAGCCTTGCTCGCTCAGCCGTCGAATCCACGTGCTCTGGCTGGCAGACACGGCCGCGTCGTTCGGCGGCGTGGCCTTGAACTCCAAGTACAGACCGAAATACCCACCACGGGCCATCGGCAAGACCAGATCGGGCACGCCAGCCTTGACGCCCTGCCCCTTCAACTTGATCGCCACCAGCTTGTGCCGCTGGCCACCATTCGGGACGTGGTAAATCAGCGCCTCGACCCCAGGCATCCGCAATTTCAGTTCCTGCAGCAGCGCCGCCTGCTCCTGCCCCTCGCGGTCGACACGGATCTGGCGCGGCTTTTTTGGCTTGAACAGCTTGGGCTGAGCAGTAATCACAGGCCGGCACCGAGCTGAAATTCAACCGGTGCCACTTGGTGCGAATATGCGCACTCCAGCAGCGAGCAGGCGCAGCGGGCCACCCCGATCAGCGCACGGATGGTCTTCATGGGTAAGGCTCCCAGAGGTCGATAACTTCGAAGGTGGTCGGCCACATGCCGACGGCGTAGGTCTTTGCGATTTCAGGATCAGCGAACAGCGCGCGGGGCTCTTCAGGCTCCGTGGTCAGATCGAGCTTGTACGAGCCGCTGTACACGGCGAACCGGTATGCGCAGCTGATGGGCATGGCCAGCATCGGGTTACGCATGACGGCCACCGGCACGCATGGCGCGGATCTTGGCGAGCGCGCCGTTTCCCACTTCGGGCGTGCGGCGAGCCTGCGCAACCGGCGGCAGCGCCAGAGGCATCTTCTGCAGGGGTAATCCTTCGATCAGGCGGCGCACGGTTATCGTGTAGTTGCGCGCGAACAGCTTCAAGCTGAGCGAGCTCTCGAGCCTGTTCAGGTTCTCAAACCCGCATTCCTTGGCCGTGTGCCAAACTGCGTCGTGGCTCCACTTGCCCTGCCCTGCCATTGACGGGTGAGCGTTGCGGCACGCCTCACGGTGCGCGTTCTCAAGCTTCGGCAAGCCCAGCATCTCGGCGGTTGGCGTGCACCATCCGATGAACACGCCGGGGGCCGGGATGAAGTCCTTGCCCGACTGCCTGGCGCCCATCAGCCCGAACTGGAGCTGATCCAGGCTGCGAAGGCCCGCCTCAAGAAATGCCTGAAGCCACTCTTTTTTCGCGGCCTTGTAGGACGCCATGTCCGGCCAGGCCTGTTTCCAGGCTGGGAAGATCGCACGCAACTGGCGAAACAAGCCGTTGATCACGATGGCGGTTTCACGGTTGAGCTCGGCCTGCACGTCTGCTGCCAGCGGCTCGTCCTTCGCGATGAACTGACCCGACTGGACCTTGGCCCAGAGTCCAGATGTAACGCTCGCCACGCTGTTCATTGGCCCACTCCTTGGTCGTTCCAGGCTGTATCGTCATCGTCGAAGTCCGGGGATGACTGTCGCGGAGCGAACGGTTTGACGTTGGATCCGGCGGCGCGATTCGCGTCATTGCGAACCCACTTGACCAGCATGCTCACCCACTCGGCTTCGGTGTTGACCTGCCCCTTGGGCTCGTAGTGACCGGTGAACGCTTTCACCACAGCGTCGGTGAACGATTCCAGAGCCAGCGACTGGTGCAGTGCGTAGGTCTTCAGCATCACCGGATCAGGTTTCCAGGTGAGGGACATTTCGCTGGGCATGCGGGGATCACGCGCAGGGAGAGGTTCTTTATTCTTCTCTAAATCTTCTTTAGGTAACGCAGCGCTAACGATTGGAGCGTTACCTTTTGCGTTAGCAGATTTGTGATTTGCTACGCGCTTTGCCGTCAGAAGCCTGTTTTTGGCGGTCTTGCCGTTGTGTCGTTCGAAGTGAGGCAGACTGATCACGCCTTCGGTCTCGGACATCCAGCCAACAGATTTCATGTGCTCGCAGAACCCGGTAACGCCAACCATGCGGTCGAGTAACTTTTTGCTAACGCTCGGAGCGTTACCGTTTTCGGTCTGCTGGTCGAACCAACCCCACACACGCATCAATTTTCCAACGGCGGCGTCAGGGTCGATATTCGCCATGTCGGCGATCTGGCAGACCTCTGGCTTATCCAGGGTGGTGAGTTCGAACTTTATCCAATCGCCAGCCATCACACGGCCTCCTGAAGAAGTTCAGCAAGCCGGGTAAGGCCTTTTGGGGTTACAAGGGGTTGAAACGCCGCTCGCTCGATACCCGTCTCGGTGTCAGGCTTGAGCGCGGTCACTTTGTGTTTGAGGAAGCCAGAGCGGATACGGGGCTCCATGGCGATCCACCGGGTCGAACCACCACGGCGATAGATCCAGCGGTTCGCCTGGAGCCAGTCGAAGAGCTTCGACGGCGGGATGCCCAGTTGCTTAGCAGCGTCGGTGATGCAGATCGCACCCTCGGCGGCGGCAAGGCGGCGAATAGCGGCAACCTTTGGAGCCTGGAGCTCAATCACGCCGATAAGGCGACTGTTCTCGCGCGCCTGGTCGGCGGCAAGTTGCAGCGCCTCCGCATAGTTCTCTGGGATGCGCGGCGCGGCCCGCTCTTCCAGCTCTTGCCAGCGGTCAACCAACCGTGCGGTGAATTCGGGACTGAGCTGGGCAACAACGACAAAGCTGTCGCGCTTGCCGATCAGGTAGTGTTTTCCGGGGCGACCAATGCTGGCGGGGTTTTCCTCAATTTGAGGAAAACTAATTACCTGATCGACAGCCAGCGTATCGATGGTGCGCTTCACATTGTCGTGCCGCTTCCCTGTCAGCTCGGCAATCTCGCGTGACGACATCAACTGATGCGTCAGGGCCTGACGAATAGGGAAAGCTGACGTATCAGGCGGGCTCTTGCTCTGGGTGGTCGTGGTGTGCATAATCGGACCTCACAAGTGTTGTTGAAGAAGCCGGGCTGCCACCCGGTTTTTTTTATGCCTGCGATTTAGGCGACTTTCACCGAAGCCTCTATGGCATCGATCTCGCGACGCACATGCGCGATTTCCTTGCAGATGGCTGCCTTCTCGATCTGGGTGACATGGCCATCGTCCAGCGCGTTATGCACGGCCACCGTCAGGTCGGCGAACTCCTTTCCAACAAACGCAAGCGCGGCGGGCAGCGTCTTCACGGCTCCCACTTCTTTTTTCACCAGCGAGTAACCGAACTCATCAAGCAACGAGGCCAGCACGATCGCGCGGGACTCGTCAGAAAGGTGCGTCAGGACCTGGCCAAACATCTCCAGGTTCATGCGGTGCGCTTCCCGGTTCGGATTGGCGCAGTCCAGCAAGCGGGTCTCATTCACGCCCATGCGTTTTGCCAATGCGGTCCCACCATCAGCCTTCACTTCCCGGTGTAGCGTTCTCTCGAAATGTTCCATTGCGAAAACCTCTCTGTTTCTCGCGTGGCGTTGAGCCATCACGCGTATGAAAATGTGTCTCAGGGATCAGAACGACATGGATGTCGGTTCAGGCCACCATTTCGGCCCAAGGAAAAGCGGGACAGAGGGATTCTTTTTTGAATGCCCCACCAGTCAGATCTTCAGCCCGCTTGGCAATGACAGGAGACATGCCGTGCTTACCCCGGACCCAGCCAGAAACTGTGCTTTGATCGACCTTCAGCTTTTCAGCGGTGACCTCTTGCGTCCCGAAGTGGGCAACGAGGTCCTTAAAGATGGTGTTCATGCTGCCCCTCCGTATGTGAATACCCATATCGTAGATCATAGGCATACCACTTTGCAACGATATGGGATCACCAGTAATAATCGAGGGATGGAATATAAAGAACGTATCAAAGCCGCTCGACGGCACGCCGGTCTTACCCAAGCGCAGTTAGCGAAAGCGGTGGGCATTGACCAGGCGTCGATCTCAGACCTTGAGCGAGGCAGATCACAACGATCTTCTTACAATGCCTCGATTGCTAAAGCTTGCGGCGTTTCCGCTATTTGGGTCGAGAGCGGTGCGGGGCCAATGATCGCTGACACAAGCGAGCCATCAAATGTTAAAGACGTCGTTCAGCCCGAGATGTTGTATCGCTACCCTGTAATCAGCTGGGTGTCGGCAGGTTCTTGGGAAGAAGCGGTTCAGCCCTATCCCGATGGTTTTTCTGACCGCTAC